TTAGTTAACATTCCATGCAAAGCGGATGCCAACCTTTCTGCTGACCTTCTTCCAATTGAATCAAAGATCGCTTGTCCTTTTTTCTCGCCTGCAATTCCACCGCCCCATACTTTATCCTTTTCAGGTAAAAAATAGGTAGTTAATTCTTTCCAATGAGATTCCCACGTACTCTTTCCGAGTTTAAGTTTCTCAAATTTATTGATGATATAAAGACTTAATGCTTTTTCTTGTGTCTGTGATTCGCCTACAACTTCCATTAGAATGCTCCCCCACCAAGAATTGATGAAGAAAGCCCGAAGCCTTGTCCCGAAGCCTTATCTTGTTCAGCTCGTTTTTTACGATTAGCATTTATGGCATCATTCATGCCTAGAATTGAAGCAAATGAGTTTCCTTGTATAGTAGAACCGTTGTTAGGTTCAAACACTGAACTTGTATTTGCATCGTTATTATATTGAAGAGTCTTATTAAATGTACTGCCTTTGTTTCCTGTGAAACTAGTATCAATAGCTACGCTACCTAGGATCCCCTTGTCTAAAGCATTTTGGGTGTCATAGATATCTTCAAGAGAATTTTGACCTGAATATATGTTATCAAGTTTCTTTTTTACAGCCATTATCTACTCCAAGGATCAAACTTAGTTACTGCTTCACGTGGTAATGATTTCAATGATACGCCAGAATTTGAGCGCACGCAAACAGCTTTTACTCTGAAAGCATCCGACCCATGTGATGCCCAATTGTGTAACGGTCTTTCTTGAAAGATCCCATTCTTGTCATCCCACTTACGTTCATAGTTTTTCAGTGCATCCAAACCACGCATACACTTGATCCTATCGAACTTTGATTTCTTAAGCAACATTCTAACTGCGTTGATTCCATCCGCTATCGCCAACTTCTTCGCCGTCCGTGGACGTATACCTAAAAGCTTATGGGCAGTTTGTACTCTAGTATTTCCCGTTCCCCATTCAGTTACAGCCCCGTCATGTGGGAACCAATGCTCTCCATACGAGTATCCGCGTTCCTTTAAAACCTGAGCATAATGCTCAAGTCCCATTCCACTCATTTCATAGTAATCGATGATGTGTTCCCAATCGCCTATGGTTTGTGAGAACCAGATTGCTGTTGAGTCATCGACTCCGATATCCCAATGAGTATTAACAGGGTACAAAGGATTATGAGGCAACTCACAGATGCGTCCTTGGTCTTCGGCTTCAATAATATATTTTCCATAGTATGATCCAACAAGTGCCGCTTGAAAGCTACACTCAAACTCTTGTGAATATTCTTCTTCGCTCATTTCAAGTCGTAGTGCTTTTAATTCATCTGGGTCTATGATCTTGGTCTTAGATGCCGGAGCATTGAAAGCAAACCAATTTAAATGGGGGTGCTTGACCATATTCAGTTGTCCCGTCTGGTACATCTGATAAAACTGGTTCATCCCTTTAGGTGTACCAATGAAAATTGCCCAGCCCCGTCGATCTGATAATAGCGGTCTAACAACTTCACCCCAGATGGAAGGTGACATTTGTGCATATTCGTCGAACACAACACCGTCCAAATAGATACCTCGTATGGAGTCAGGGTTCTCTGCTCCGAGGAGCCAGATCGTAATGTAGTCACCTTTATCGTGTCTGGGTATCCTGATTCTAAGTTTTTGTTCATTCTTCTCTATCCCCGGAAAGTCCTTAAACATTTCCTTCAAATAAGTCCATGCAATACGTTCCGCTTGTCCGTAGGTAGGAGCAACATAGGCATATTGTGGATTGTGATGCTCGCATTCGAAGCCAGCCGTTGCCAGTTCCCCAAGTGCGAATTTAGTTTTACCGAATCGTCTGTGACAGACAGCTACGAAGAAACGTATTTTCCTCTGACGTATTGTCTGATGTAGATAAGCCTGAATAGGTCTGGGCGTGTAACCCAGACTTATAGTCTTGTTGTTTTGTTCTAGCAATTACAGCTTCCCATTTTCTTTCCGCAATCAGGACACATTTTGTCTCCCGGCTCTTCCTTACCTTTTTCCGCTTTATTTTCTTTTGCGTTTTCAGCATCAGGTTTCATTGCTTTCTTTTTCTTAGCCAACGCTGCTGCTTTCATTTTATTAACTGCCATAGAAACCTCTATTGATTTTTATTAGACAACTGAGTTGTTTCAATTGACAATCCTACGTTAGCCGTAGATTTTTCTTGTACTGTTTCAGTTACTACAACACCGTTAGGTTGAATAACGATAGGTGCAACCCCATCATCACGAAGTTGATAATTATTATTTTTTAATTGATTAGATTCGATAGCCATAAATACTCCTTACTTCTTTTTAGATTTACGTTTCTCTGAGTACGCTATTGCCAGAATTTGTTCTCTCGAACGCTTCTTATCTTCTGGTTTTGTCTTATTAGCATCATACAATTCTTTTACGTTTGATGAAAATGTTTTTTCACTCGAACCTTTTTTAAGTGGCATACTACATTCCTTTTTTCTTAGCCAATGCTTTTGCTTTCATTTGCTTATAGGCTTCCTCTTCTTTCGCTGTTTGTTCAGCTTGAGACTTGTCACCCATTTGTTTATAGGTTTGGCGTTGCATGTTTCCGGCAGAGTGCAGGGCTTGATTTGCAGCATCGACTACTTCAGGATCTTGTTGATAAGGAGCATTCGGATCTTCTTGAAAGTCCTGATCAATCATTGCTCTTGCTTTCTCTTCCGCTGTCATCTTCTTCGCCATTATCAATCTCCTGAAACCTATCTGTTTTTAATTCTACTATAACATCATCCGATTCAGTAATAAAAGAATCCTCAACTACGTCGCCATCGAATCCTTTAAAATTGCCAAATGCATCTACAATAATATCCTTTGGTAACGGAGAGTCAAGTACCCCTGTATGCAAAGTGATATTGATGTTCGTACCCTTAGGTCCATCGTCCACTTTCTTAGCTCCGTAGTTATCTGGATCAGCTTTCTCGGCTCGCCATTTAAGGGTGTCTACTGCCAGTTTAGCGGCTGGTACTGCATCTTTGCCCATTGGTGTAAGTGCAAGTTCTAAAGCCTTATCGGCAAATGTTTCTGCTCTTTGCTTGCGTGCCTGCTGAACTCGTAGCTTAAATTCTGGGTATACTGATTCCCATGCGTAGATTCGGGCTGTCGATGGCATATTGTCCATTTCCCCGATAGCTTTGAGCGTAGTGCCATTGCGTATAAGATCGCAGATATAATCACATAGAGCCAAGGTGTATTTGGTTGAAGATGTCTCGAATCGTTCTGATGAAACTTGTTTTCCTGTGGAAAGATCAATGATGTCGTAAGTCTGTGTACCGCTGTTGTATAGGTAATGCAGATTTTCTTTTTTAGGTAATACGGTTGGCAGGTTTTGATTTTCGTCCAATTGTCCTCCATGGGATTGGAATTCTAGCATATATGCATGAATTTTACTGCTGCATCGTGAAAAGTCAAGGCTTGTATTGTTGAGCGTGGTTGTCAGGTACTCGATTCTGGATTTACTGTTCCGCTAGGCTAGAGCATGGGAGCAAATACTCTCCTCCACGAAAGGGGGTCTCGCCCCCTCGATACTCGAAAAAAGATTCAACCTACCTATAATAAAGATTCACTACACCGCTGATACATTGAATCGAGATACACCTATCACTAAAACAATTATAAAATAATACTTGACGTTTAATAACGACGGTGTTATTTGTCTATCAACACGAATCATAATTACATGGTTCACTAACAAGGATTACATCATGTCTAAGATCACTAAGGAATTAACTCGAATCGCTAAGTCACAGGGTATGACTGATACACAGATTCAAGAACTATTAAAACAAGTACCGATTACATCGACTATCAAGGCTAAAGCCTCTATTGACCCAAATGCCGTGACTAAGGTTTCAGTGGGCGAGTACAAGGGTAAACCTACTATAAGCCTTTTAAAGGGCGATTCTAGCTTCGTGAACCAACCTTTCACGTTTGGAAAGGCTAAGGCTAAATTAATCGTTGAACAATTTGAAGCGATTAAACAATTTGCATTGAGTGAGGTGTAATGTGACTAAGTTATTTTTAATAAATTGGCTAGAATCGAGTGATGAGAATCAATGCTACCTAGATTATGAGGCATTGATTAATAGTGACGATGAGTATTTGTGCCTTAGTTCAATGGCAGATTGTAACTTTGATTCATTAATCAGTGATGAGGTGTATTATGATCAATCATGTTAGAATTAAGAAAAAACTTGAGGCATTGTTCATATTGTCACGATTCTATTTACAGCAAAACAATATTGATTTAGTCGATGCTACTCAAGCCAAAATTCGCCACTACGTTTTAATGCTACTTGACACCTAGTTCCAATTGGCAGGGTTACAACGCCCTGCCCCTCTTTTCAACGCACAACACCTTGTAACTGTAACAGTAATTTTTATAAAAGGTATTGGTAAAAACCGTGTCATAGATTATTATGCACTATGTTATTATTCTTATTAATTTAATTTATAAAAAAGACTGTTACAAGAATAAAAAAAGTAGGCGTAAAGCCTGTTATTTCATGCCTGTAACAGTGTTACACTATACCCCTCTAAAAGACTGTTACAAACCATCAATTATCGTTACAGTTACAGAAACTTAAACAATAAACCACTATAACACTATACATCACTCAATTTTAACGCAAAACTTTTGTAACAGAAATAGGATTTTTGTAACAGAAATAGGATTTTTGTAACAGTAAAATTATGCCCAAAATACGCTAAATCTTGTTTAATAACGTCAAAAATCGACGGGCAAAACGTCACCAACCAACGTCAAACCGCTACCATGACCCGACACCATAGACGCAAAACCCACACCACATTTCAACACGTTACACAGTTGGCATGACCCTTGCACCTACCCCACCAAACAAAATTTAACTTAATATATTATCAATAACTTACAATTTTTAATAGATTAACACTTCACATAAACATTAAACTCGGCAAATCAAAACTGCCATTATATAAGGAGATTTCATGGATACCCCACTCACTATTTTAATTTTGCTATTATGGTTTGCATCTCTGTATTTATTAAACAAGCTAGCCAAGGAATCACTGAAACAGATACACATTGAAATAACGAAAGAGGAAAAATGATTCTAAAAATACTATCAAACATAGCTATTAATAACTATTCAGGTTGTTGGAACTGGACTAAAGCTAAAAATCAAAAAGGTTATGGTCACTTTAAGATAAACGATAAATCACTTAAACCTCATAGAATAGTTTTTGAAACATTTAATGGTGAAATTAAAAAGAATTATGTGATTGATCATTTATGTAAAAATAGAATTTGTTGTAATCCAGATCACTTAAGACAGGTAACAATAAAACAAAATACTTTAGAAAATTCTAATAGTCTTCAGTCAATTAACGCTAGAAAAACTCATTGTATTAGGGGTCATATTTTTGACGATTCCAATACTTATTTAATTCACTATAAAAATGGAATTAAAAGACAGTGCAAGAAATGTAAAAAACTTTATAACAAGCAACAATAATGTTGCTAAACATCGTAGGAGATGGATATGAAAACTGTTACTGTAAAAATCATGGGACAACCTGCTCAAGTATTGGAAAATTTCTCAGGTGAAACAATTGCCGATGTTAAATCGTTCTTGTCACTCGATGGAAACTACACTTTCAACATGGGTGGTAAACCTGCCACTAGTGAATCATTACTCTCAGACGGTGCTTATATTGTATTTGCTCCATCAGTTAAAGGTGCAGCAGTGAAAAAAGCAACGAGAACCGCTGTTAAAGCAACTAAGAAAACAGTGAAACGAGCAGCAGTAAACCCAAATAAAACTGTTACTAAAAAGACAGCAACAAAGCGTAAATAAGAGTTCTCCTACAGAGGAACGAACACTAATCGGCTCAGTAGTACAGGCTTCACACCTTGTATTACTGGGCTTTTTGGCGTTAGAAACAGCCAGCGACGCAGTCGCTTGGTCTGGAAGACAATCAACCAAGGAGATATTCATTATGATTGTTCAAGATGTATCTGGCTTGCCCCCAACACTAAAAGGGCTATTGACTACGAATCCATTTGACAGTGATCTGAGAAACGTGAAATCGACGGTCGAAAACATCGCTAATCTGGTGGAACAATCGAGATCAAACGCTAATGAGTACGCTAGAAAAGTGGAAGAACAGAAACTTATTGCTCAGATCGAGAAGCAAAAGCTTGTTAATGAGAAAAAACGCTTAAAAGCAATTGAAACTGCCTTCAATGTGGCAAGTGAATCAGTGGACGCTAGTTACTTGGAAACGAGTAAATTAGTGTCTTTTTTCAATTCTATTGGTTGCAAGTTTGTGAAACTCAATTTTCACAGTAATCAAGAACGTGCTCAATTGGAGTACATTCGCTATGGTGGATTCATTAGTCTACTACCAGTTCCACCGATGCTTATCACCATGAGATATGAACGTAAAAATGGTAAACTGGCATTTAAGAAAGCGGAAGTCTTTACTGTATTTCACAATGGCAACTATATTCATCCACATGTTTCTTCATACTCTATTTGTATGGGTAACTATTACGATGTATTAGACCAAAATGATTATTCGATTCTGTTAGACGGTTATCAAGAACATGCTATTTTGTTGAACAATTTACTTTCAACATACAATCCAGACTCACCCTATAGAACCATTGATCGTATTATCGGTGATACTGCGAAACGATTGACTTTTGACAGTAAAGTTGAAATTTCGTTCGATGATTACAATAATTTCACATTCATTAATCCTGAAATTGATAGACGTTACACTGAAATTTATAGGTTGATAGGGCGAGATGCTTGTCAAATTTACCTTGATAATTTGCAATCTATTAAATTGAAAGATGTAGCAGAAGACCTTTATGCCAGATTATTATGTGAAACACATGATTCGAGTGACAGTGAAATGTACGATGCTATGTCTGGTATGGAAGACGATATTTCTAGGTTGCTTCCAAATGTAGGATGGTCATCGTTATCAGAATTTTCAACCACTGAAGAAGATGAGGACGATAATGGAAACGAGTATAATACTCTTCAAGATGACAACTTCGAGGATTTAATCAGTGCTTGGAGAAATGAACTACGAGATTGGATTGATGATGAATGTGGCGATAGTGATTGCTTAGTATTTAAAATGATTCCTAGTCTCGATGACCATTTTGCTAGTGAAACGAGAATTGTAATCGATGAATCTAGTAGAATTGATTGGGCAGACGTTCAATCAATAGCAACTTCTCCAATAGGGTCAATGGTGCCTACAATTGAAGAACTTAATAGAATGTTTCCATCACAACATGAGGTATCAGATGTATCTAACTAGACATTCAGAAATGATCAGAGATGTAAATCTCGACTCTCCAATCGCAGTATTTGGAGCAGGCTCTATTGGCAGTTATGCGATTCTTGCTTTAGCGAAACTTGGTTATAAAAACATCACAGTATTTGATGATGGATTCGTGGAAGAAGAAAACATTGCTCCACAGTTTTATAGATCAGCGGATATTGGTAAATTTAAAGTTGATTGTTTGAAGAAAATGATCAAGTCGCAGAGTAATATTGAAATCATTGCAATACCAAAACGGTATGATGAAAAAACTCAGGACAGTTTATCCAATTACGTTTCTCCAATCGCTACAATAATTCTAGCTGTTGATTCAATGGCAGCAAGAAATCATATTACAAATTGCAATGCTTTTATGTATTTAGTTGATGCGAGAATGGCGATTGAATTTCTCACAGTTATTTCTGCTACGTATAGCTACGAAGCAAGTAGAATGTACCGTAATACTTTGTTCTCTGATGAAAATGCGGTTCAAGAAAATTGTACCAATAAAGCGATAAGCTACACTTCATTAATTGCAGGTGGCTTAGTTGCGAAATCAGTTTTAGATTTGCACAGAGGTAAAGTAGATAGTTTAATTACAGTGAATTTTGATATTAACAATTTTGATATGGTGAGGCTTTAAATGAAACCAAGAATATTTTTACCAACTGACATTCGCAACAAGATTCAATTCATCGTTGATAATTGTGACAAAGAAGTATCAGGCTTAGGTACAGTCGTTTTTGATAAACAACAAAACGGTTATCGAGTAACAAGTGCAATTTTATTAGATCAAGAAGTTGGTGCAGCTCACACTGATATAGATGATGCAGCGGTAGCACAAGCTTTATATGAAGCTAGAGACAGTGAAGGTGAATTAGCGTTTTGGTGGCACTCTCATGTCAACATGCAAACATTTTGGAGTTCACAAGATCATCAAACGATGGAAGCAATTGGTAAGAATGGTTTATGCGTAGCAATTGTTTTCAATAAAAAAGAAGAGATGCGAGGGGCAGTAGTAATGTCCCCTAGCAATATGCCTTCGGTGAAAATAGACGACGTTGACATTGTAATTGAGTATGACTACGCTTTTAATCCTGAAGAATTATTGGCAGAAATTAAAGAGAAGGTGAAAGAAAAAAAATACGTTTACAATACAACAACAGACAGAGTGAATACTATTTTAGCAAATGAAACTTTGATTGATGATAAAGACGATGCTTATGATTGCGGTATGACTGATCATGAAATCCAAATTAGATGGAGTAAAATGAGCAAGCAAGAACGTAACAGGTATCATAATTATCAGGATTTTAAAGTTGAATGTCAGTGGGGCGAAGAACCTATTGCGTATCACAGAATGTAATACAGCGTGGGGAGCAATCCCCACTTCTTTACTAATAGGAATTAGTAATTAATTTTTAGTACTAAAGGAGGTGCAATGAATAGTAAAGCTTGGATTATTTGGAGAACTTGCATCAGTAAGGCTTCAATGAGTAAAGAGGAAGCTGATACTTATGTAGATAGAATGGCGAGTAAAGGCGTTGTTTTGTACTGGTATAAGTGCCAGTTTTGCCAGCGTTATCACATGAGTAAACAGGAAAGTACTGAATTAAAATTGGAGGTGATATGAGTAAAGATGATTTTCTTTTAGCGAGTTACATGAACACAGTTCAACTAACCGCTAATCAGTTAACAAAAAGTCGTAGAATTAAATTAATGGATAGATATATTTTACAATTCGCATTTGTAAGTGTTTTATTTCTACTCATGAAAATTGGTGCAGAAGCATTGGTTGAGAAGGTGTTATTAAAATGAATTTAAAAATCAAATTAAACCACGGAACAAGATTCTTAGCTCATGGAACTCAAAGCGATGTTTTACAAATAATTTTACAGGGGCTTAAAGATGGGTCGATCAAGCTACCAAATAAATTAGAAAATGACAAGCCGTCTTTTGTATGCTTCAGACTAGATGAGTCGGATTTAAAACAACTGTCTAAAATCTCAGACAAATACAGATTAAGCATGGCAGAGATATTGCGAGAGAGTTTAAAACAACTTAACCTGATAGCTCCAACCGAAAAATAAGGACATTTAATGAGCAAAGAATATTTAGTTCAGATTATCGGCTACCGAAAGGGGCACGATAAACACTCTGGGAAGGAGTTTATCTATCAGAAGCATTTTGACACGATCAAAATTTCTTCTATTGTAAATTTGTTCAAGAACCTCGATGCGGTTGTCAGTGCTATACCAGAAAATGAACGCTATGACGTTCACTACTCAAATGCAAACTGCCATGAACCAAAGAAAGATAAAACTGTTCCTCTTAGATTATTTCACCATCAAGAAATGATACCGATAGACTTGGATGGAATTGATCTAGACAAAAAAGATGGTTACATAAAGATAGTCCTCGAAACACTTGAGATTGAAGCGGATAAAACAGGAATATTTTGCAGTGGTAACGGCTTACACTTTGTAATAGCTCTCACTCAACCGATAGAATCAGGTGAAGAACTTCACAAAATGCAAAGGTATTATAAAGCACTTTGTATGAAACTGAACCTCGCTTTCTTTGAATCGGGATTAATGGGGAACGCTGACCCAATAAGATTAGCGGAATCAGCAACACTTAGACTACCAAACACAAGAAATGCTAAAGATCCTGAGAATGTGAAGCTTGCTTACGTCATTCAAGGAAACGTAGAACCTCAACCATTCTACTTGGATAGATTAGTCGATGTAAAAGAGGACGAAGAAGTAATCGCTTCAACAAGAGCAGTGGATACAAAGGCAGTTTTATCAGGGTGTAATTTCTTGAAACGATGTTTCGAGTTCCCTCAAACTTTAAGCGAACCTGAATGGTACGCAATGCTTGGAACGCTAGCTTTTATCCCTGAAGTCGGAATCAATCTTTGTCATACCTATAGTGAAAAGCATGTTGATTATAGTTTTGAAGAAACTCAGACTAAAGCA